TTTACAGGATATTGCAGAGTACGAGTTAAACGTACAACAAACAGCGATACTAACTTTGAAGGTACTGTAGTCGATGAAGTTAAATGGCGCGATCTATATGCTATGTCACCAGTAACACAGAATGACTTTGGAGATGTGACTACAGTACAATCTGTTACATATGCAACTGATGGCGCATTAGCTGTTAAGTCACGTAAGTTAAACATGGAAGTGACACGTAAATTACCGAGGTTACAATACGAGCGTTATACATTCCCAATGACTTGGACAAGCCACAGCAACGGCTTGGTTAAAGTAGCAGGTAATAATGTAACGATTAGTTCTGATGGTAGTAGTTATGGTGGATATGCTGATTTAGATGCGATAAGCAATGGTCAGGTTATCACAGTAACACTAACGCTAGATAACACTAAGACTACAGCTACGACAGTAACTATTGGTTTGCATGATGGCACAAGCTTTATATCTAACACAGCTACAGTAACCAATGGCACAGCAACATATACCTTAACTGCAACAAGCGCTGAAACAAATCCATACGTATTATTGCAGTGTGGTAATAATGACACATATTTTACTATAACGGATATGCAGGTCAGCGGTGAAGATTATCCTAGCACACAAACAATTAGTGCAGACAGTTATTATGGCGGTGTAATTACGTATCAATATGGTGGTGTAAAGGTAGCTAATGATGGCGGTTCGTATGGCGTAAGCGTGCCTATCGAATATGGCAACACAGGATATAGAACTATTGTAGACTTTGACTTGCTATCAGCATCAACAAGCACGTCTGTTAGCGTTGTTATACTAGATAACTCAAATCAACCAATGTCAAATGTAGAAACTGTATCAGCAGGTACTAGGTCAGTAACACTAACACATACAGCTAAAACAGCAGGTCGAGTTGTTATTTATAGCACGCAGAGCAGTACATACTTTGCCTTGCGTAACCTTAAAATCAAAGCACAAGAGCTTGGTGTAAGTAGGTATGCAACGACAGACGCGGCACAAATATTGACTAACATATGCGTTGACCCGTACATTGGGCGCAGACCATTGACAGAAGTAGACCTAGAAAGCGTTTTAAGCACCGCTGAGAGCGTTACAGATTACTTTGGTACAACTAAAGCATCAGAGTTTAATTATACCTTTGACGCGGATAATTTAAGCTTTGAGGAAACAGCACAAACTATAGCAACTGCAATCTATAGTCAGGCATACAGACAAGGCAGTAAAATTAAATTAAGCTTCGAGAAAGAAACAGACGACAGTGTATTATTGTTTAATCACAGAAACAAATTACCACAATCGGAAACACGCTCAGTTAGGTTTGGTAATGCAAGTAACCATGATGGCATAGAGTTTGTATATGCTAGTCCAGTTGATGACGCGCTCATTAGTATAAATATACCAAGTGACCAAAGCGCAACTAATCCAGATAAGATAGAAAGCGTTGGAGTAAGAAACGGCGTGCAAGCCTACTTTGCGGCACATAGAGCTTGGAATAAAATACAATATCAAAATACATTAGTTGACTTTGAAGCAACGCAAGAAGCAGATTTGCTTGTTACTAATGATAGAATATTAGTTGCAGATAATACCCGTACAGGAACACAAGACGGCGAAGTAACGGCTGTTAATGTGTTAGAACTAACTTTATCACAAGATGTTACCTTTGCAGGTGGTGGTGTTACATATACAATATTCTTACAGCATGTAGATGGTACAGTTGAAAGCATTGGCATTACAGCAGGTACGGCAGACAATAAAGTTGTATTAGCAAATGCACCAAGATTAAGCTTGATTACAGATCAAAATAAGTATGCTAGAACAGGTTATAACATAGTAGCAAGCAATGCGGCACGCGGTACAGCGTTCTTAGTTACAGAGAAGCAAGCAAACGATAACTTTACGTCGCGCGTTGGAGCTGTTAATTATAGTGATAAATACTATACCCAAGATAATGATTATCTTACAGGCGTTGTTGATATCGATGGCGATGCAATTTAGGAGCAAGTAAATGGCAGAATTACCACTAGATCAGGCCGTTCCAAGGTTTAAGGAGAACGAGGACAGATTAGACACGTTTGTCAACTCAGCGACAGGTTATACAACATCTGGTGGTGTTTCAGTACAATCTATACAGCAATTTCTTGCTAGCATTGGAAGTAATGGCATAGATTTTGTTGATGGTGCTAAAGCACGATTTGGTACAGGTAATGACTTAGAGATATATCACAGTGGTACAGAAAGTTATATAGACGAAAAAGGTACAGGCTCATTACGTATACGTAGTGCAGGCTCTATTGTTATTGAAGGAATTGACGGAACTAATAGCATTTTAGCCGATACAGATGCAGAAGTACAATTATACCATAACGGTAGTAAGAAACTGGAAACAACATCTACAGGTATTGATGTAACAGGTAATATTACTGCTACAGGCACATCTACTTTTGATTCTATTGATATTTCGGAGATAGAAATAGGCAGTGGCGGAGGAAATGCCGCCACAGATGCAAGGAATATAGGCTCCAAGTCAAGTTATTTATTAATTCAAAGAGACCAAGCGGCATCAATTGAAATATGGGGTTCAAGAATAGAGTCAAGAAGCACACATTATTTCGGTGGTAGTAATACAACTGCAGAAGCAAGTATTGATACAACTGGTAACATCACAACAACTGGCACTATCTCTAGTGGCAATCTAGATGTAACGGGTACAGTTACACTTGATGATGTACTAACAGTAGAAAATAGTAATGGTTACGGAAGGTTAGAAGTTGGTGGAACACAAGGTGGATACATAGACTTAAAAGGCCCAATGTCAGACGATTACGATTTGCGTATTGTAACTTACGGTACAACTAGTACTATAGACGCAGTAGGAGGTAATTTAAATCTACAACGTGCAGGTGTTACCAAACTACAAGTTAATAATGTAGGTATTTCTGTAAATGGTAATGTAGAATTTGACGGCTTGTCTGGAACTGGCTCAGTCACAATTACAGATATACTTGACGAAGATAACATGTCATCGAATAGTGCCACAAAACTAGCGACACAGCAGTCAATTAAAGCATATGTAGACGCGCAGGTAGGTACAGCAGATACCTTATCAGAGGTGCTAGGGCTTGGTAATACTACTAGCGGTACAGACATAGCAGTATCAGCAAATGACGACATAACCTTTGGGGATGGAAGTAAAGCAATTTTTGGTGGTGGTTCAGATTTAGAAATCTTTCACAATGGTACTCACTCTTATATTAAGGACGTAGGTACAGGTGATTTAAAGATTGATGCTACCAATTTAGAACTAAGAAATAGTGGTGGCGGTGAAGTATACCTTAGTGCTACAGCAAATGGTTCTGTTGCTCTATATAATAATAATGTCAAAAAGCTTGAGACTAAGACAGGTGGTATAGAAGTAATAGGTAATGCGAGAATTACTGCTAGTAGTACACGGAGACTTGATTTCCAAAACACTTCATTAGCAGACACAGGCGAGATAGCTTCACTCCAGTGGGATAATAGTGCTAATTTTGCGATACAGGGCAGGAACAGCACAAGCAATCTTAGAGCTAAATGGTATGAAATACAGACAAATGATACAACTGGTCGTGCAGATGCACACGTATTCTACACTGATTTAAATGCACAGCGTATGAGTGTTGACGCGACTGGTATAAATGTAACAGGTACAGTAGAATTTGACGGCTTGTCTGGTACTGGCTCAGTAACAGTAACAGATATACTAGACGAAGATGATATGGCTTCCAACAGTGCGACCAAGTTAGCTACACAACAATCTATTAAAGCTTATGTAGATGCTAATGCGGGTGGTGGTAGTGGTGGTTTACCTACAACTGGTGGCACTATGACAGGTGACATACTGTTTAACGACAGTGTTAAAGCTAAGTATGGAACTAGCTCAGACTTACAAATATTTCACGATGGTAGTGACTCCTATATTAAAGATAGTGGTACAGGAATATTATTTCTTCGGTCAAATCAATTAAAAATACAAAGTGATGATGGATTAGAAACTTATGGTGTATTTACCGATAATGGTTCAGTACAATTGTATCACAACAATGTAGAAAGGCTTGAAACAAACTCTGTTGGTGTA